ATGATTTGCAAAGCGATATTGAGAAATGATTTTGCGTTAAAAAGTTTAGGAATGAGTAAGCCTAAGTCTGAAGCGTACAGCCTTTTAAAAAGGATTGAATTAGATGAACGTGCAAGAAGCAACAAAGCAAAGATTAAAGAAAATATTTGATGATTTCGACAATGTTTATGTGTCATTCTCTGGCGGTAAAGATAGCGGAATATTACTCAATAGCGCAATAGATTACATTCGTGAAAATAAATTAAATCGCAAGATAGGCGTATTTCATATTGACTATGAAGCGCAGTATCAAATGACAACGGATTATGTTGATTTAGAGCTATCTAAAAACAGAGATATTATTGAAGTCTATCGTATATGCCTGCCTATTGCTGCAAGTTGCGCTACAACAATGGATAAAGGTTATTGGATACCGTGGGACTCTGATGTTAAAGATTTATGGGTGCGTGATATTCCCGTTGAATCAATCAATGAAAGTAATCATGAGTTTGAGTGGTTTGATAAAGGTATGCGTGACTATGATTTACAAGAGCGCTTTGCAACTTGGTATCACGATAAAAAAGGCGCTAAAAAAACTTGCTGTTTAGTTGGGATTAGGACACAAGAGAGCTTAGACCGTTGGCGTGCTATTCATAGCGAAAAGAATAAAAACAAATACAATGGCTTAAAGTGGACATTAAAAATGGCTACTAATGTTTATAACGCATACCCTATATTTGACTGGACTACAGATGACGTATGGACAGCAAACGCTAAATTTGCATGGGATTACAATAAACTGTATGACTTGTTTTATATGGCTGGCGTTACATTCAATCAGATGCGTGTTGCTTCACCTTTTCATGAGTGCGGCATTGAAAACCTAAAGCTATACAAAGTAATCGACCCTAATAATTGGGGGAAGATGGTAGGCAGAACAAATGGCGTTAACTTTGCAGGCTTATACGGTGGCACTACTGCAATGGGATGGCGAAATATTAAATTGCCAGATGGTCATACATGGAAATCATACATGGAGTTTTTGCTGTCTACATTGCCAGAGGAGGCCGCAGAAAATTACACAAAAAAGCTACAAGTCTCCAAAGATTTTTGGAAAGACAAAGGCGGTTGCCTTTCTTTGGAGTTGATTCAGAAGCTGAAGGATTTGAATATACCTATTGATGTATCAAGTACAACTAATTACCAAACAGATAAATTACCTGTACGCATGGAGTATCAAGACGATATAGACATAGAAGAATTTAGAGAAATACCAACTTACAAGCGAATGTGCGTATGTATTATGAAAAATGACCACTTATGTAAATATATGGGATTTAGTGCAACTAAGACAGAAACCCAATTAAGAACAGAAGCAGAACGAAAATATAAGGACATATTATGACAAGCCCAGTTTACAACGTTAAAGCAGTGCCCATTGATAAGATTAGAGCTAACAGCTACAACCCAAACAGCGTAGCTCCTCCAGAGATGGCATTGCTTGAGATGTCAATATGGGAGGATGGCTACACTATGCCAGTGGTGGCCTATTATCTTCCTGATGAGGATATGTATGAGATTGTTGATGGTTATCACAGATATACAACACTAAAAACAAGTAAGCGTATATTTGAGCGTGAAAATGGATTGTTGCCAGTTGTTGTTATTGCTAAAGATGAATCTAATCGCATGGCGTCAACAATAAGACACAATCGCGCAAGAGGCTCACATTCTATTGAGCTAATGTCAAACATTGTCGCAGAGCTAACTAAGTCAGGCATGAGTGACGCTTGGATATTGAAACACGTTGGCATGGATAAAGACGAGCTATTAAGGCTTAAGCAAATAACAGGCATTGCGGAATTGTTTAAGCATAAAGAATTTACAGAGGCGGTTAATGAGTAGAGGAGGCAAGCGTGAAGGGGCTGGCGCTAAAAAGAAAAGCGAACCGCTTAAAACTTTCTCTATTAGGCTAAGCGAAACAGACTTAATTAAGCTAAAGCTCTTAGGTGGCGCAAAATGGATAAGAAAAATAATATCAACATATAGCAAATAAATACTTGACACGCACAAAATATAGGTTCAATATAAACGTGTCAGAAGTCGTGCCCGAAAGAAACGTAAAGCACGCAACAATATATGGCCGCCTTTAGCTAAATGCTACTAGGCGGTTTTTTTATTTGCGCTATCCAGTTCCCAACAAACACAAATGATGTGGGCGAATCTGATTATATGAGGTTATCAGTAGCGCAAACTTCTTTGGCTAATGAATCAATGCTCTTTTAATCCTCTCGGATTAATCGTAAAGCCTTCTGGTACGTGATGTTTAATCGTAAGTGGGTAGCTCATTAGCCAAACTAATTCTGCCACATCGTACGCGATGGCTAAAGCAGAAGTCACTAAGACAGTTTAGCTGATTGTCGACATATAAAGCTCTGTGCTGGCTTTGTGACGAAAAGCACCTACCATCTAAGCCAGAGGCTTATTTAGTCCAGAGGACAACAACTAACCCAGAGGGTGAATAATGACTAACGCTCAAAAGGGGCGCAGTCAAAATCACGCCCTAACATTAAAGCAAGAAAACTTCTGTTTAGCCTACATTGAAACAGGCAACGCAAGCGAAGCGTATAGACGCGCATATAGCACTGTAAAAGTAAGTGAAAACTCTTTATGGGTAAATGCAAACAAACTACTAAAAAACGCTAAGGTTGCACTAAGGTTGCAGGAATTAAGAAAGCCAGTGATTGAAGCTGCACAGATTACACTTGCAGACCACTTAAGCGCATTAGAACGCTTGAGGGATTTAGCAGAAAAAGAAGGCAAGTATAGCGCGGCTGTCAGTGCTGAAATGGCGCGAGGTAAAGCAAGCGGATTGTACGTTGATAAAGTTGAAGCCACAGTCACAACAAAAGAATTGCCTGTAAGCGTTGACGAGTTCGTTTAATGCTAAATACGACACAAAAGGCATTTGCAACTAGCAAAGAGCCGTTCCCAGCTTTTGTTGGTGGCTTCGGTAGTGGCAAGACAGCGGCAGCGATAGCTAGAGCGATGGCACTTAAAGCATCATTTAGAACGTGCGACATTGCCTACTACTTGCCAACCTATCAGCTAGTAGAAGATATTGCTTTTAAGCGATTCCCAGAGCTATGCGAGCGTAAAGGCTGGGCATATAAGATAAACAAGCAAAGCAAGCACATTGAGTTCCCAAATGCAGGCCGCATCATCTTTCGCACGATGGATAATCCTAGCGCGATTGTTGGCTATGAGGTTGCACACTCAATACTTGACGAGCTTGACACTTTGCCGTTTGATAAAGCGCGCGATGTGTGGAATAAGGTCATTGCACGTAACAGGCAGAAATGCGTCATTGGTAACACGGTAGCGGTAGCAACAACGCCAGAGGGCTTTCGATTTGTCTATGACAGATGGGTAAAGAACAAAGCAAAAGGTTATGTCATCTACCGCGCTAAGACCACTGATAACGTGACCAATTTACCAGTGGATTATATTGATAATTTACGCAACAGCTACCCAAGCAATCTATTAAGCGCATATCTTGATGGAGAGTTTGTCAATCTGACAAGTGGCAGCGTTTATGCAGAGTTTGATAGAAAGCTAAACTACTGCGATACACAGATTAAAGAGCATGAGCCATTACACATTGGCTTAGACTTCAACGTGACTAAGATGGCGGCTGTCATCTATGTATTACGTGATACTAACCCTCATGCCGTGATGGAATTAACTGACGTATTTGACACGCCTGCTATGTGTAGGCTAATCAAAGACAGATACCCTAATCACGCGATATATATCTATCCAGACGCAAGCGGGCAAGCGCGTAAATCAAACAACGCAAGCGAATCAGACTTAAGCATATTGCGCCAGGCTGGATTCACTGTGCTAGTTAATAGCAGAAACCCTGCTGTAAAAGATAGGGTATTAAGCACTAGCAACATGATTCACTCGCAAGGCAAAAGGCGCTTATTTGTCAATACTGACAACTGCCCTGCATTGACTGAATCATTTGAAAAGCAAGCATACGATAAGAATGGCGAACCTGATAAATCAAGTGGCTTAGACCATGTGATAGATGCAGCAACATACTTTATTGCTTACAAATTCCCAATAGTAACAAACACGATAGTTAGAGCGAATATTTCAGGAACATAAATGCCAATTGACACGCGCCACCATAGTTATGACGCTTATGCGGAAAAGTGGAAACGCGCTAGAGTTGCGTCTAGTGGTCAAGATGCCGTACATAAAGCAAGCACTGATTATCTGCCAAAGCTAAAAGACCAAACAGACGATGACTACAAAGCCTATGTCCAACGCGCATCATATTTCAACGCAACAGGGCGCACGATTGATGGCTTAGTCGGCATGGTATTTCGCAAAGAGCCAGAAGTCGAGCAATCTGGAATTGATGGCATCATTGATGATGTAGACTTACAAGGTAAT